ACTAAAACGAATGCGAATATTGCAGGATTTTATTTCTGAATTGGCGACCTGGGCCAACGAAAATCATCAAACTTTACAACCAGTGTTAGTGTGGATTTACCAGAATCATGCAAAACAATTCGAATCAAAGACGGAATCAATCAATGCGTTACGGTCATTCGTCTCGAGTGTTCCAAAACAGCTCGTTGAGAACATTATCGATGAGATCCAAGAACCCAAACACCAAACAGAATTGGCATGGCGTAAAGCCGTTTGCCGTTTCATGCCCTTCCCCAGTACCACCCACTGGGAGCTCCTTACCTTCGGTAAAAGGCTCGATCGAAGATCTGAATGGGCCAAGTTGGGTAGAGCAGCCCACCATCGCTGCTTTGTGTTCGTGCGTTCGGGACCACCCTTACGAAGACTGTCGCCTGATGAGGCTCGAAAAATTGGTGCAAGAATTGCGGATGCAGATGCAGAAGTTGCATTCCGACAAATTTGGGGGTTCGACCCCACGTACCGATTCGTCGGTATCGACTGTATCAACAAGCCTTTCGAGTACAAAATCTCAGAAACGGAAGAAAAGGAGGCGGAAATTGGAAGCTCTAAGAAAGGCCGCAGCCGAGCAAATGCTGGGCGACACAACATTGAGAGATTCGCTAAATGGATCCAAAACCAAGAGTCCGAGCGTGAGCGGGCAAAGATCTTGCGAGCTTGGGCAAAGCAAAGCAGACGAAACAGAGCAGAGATCATGGATCGATGCAATCAATCCTCATGTGCGTGGTTTTATTCCGCGCTGTCCACCAGAGGAGATGGCACCCAAACCACACCCTGCTCCGACACACACACAAATCAACAAAGAATTCCTGAATAACTGGCGTCGTATTTACGGCCAGTACTGGAACGACTTGGATGGGGTATACAATTTGCAAAGATTGTTCGCCGATCCACCTGTGCCCCCACGCCGTTTCAGAGCGTACAACATAGGGAGATTCTTTGATTGGGCATGCGACAATGGATCCCATGAAGACTTGAGTAGTTTGGGATCCAGTTGGGACGAACCTGAAGAGGTGGCAATCAGAGAGCATATGTATGAGGCTATGTCGGAATCGTCGATAGAAGTAATTCATGTCGATGCTGAAGATCCGGAGGTAATACTTCGTGAGTTGCTTTATGCTGGCTATGCAGCTGAAGGATTCGTACCCGATGATGATTGTCATGTTGATAACGTCAGCGTGTCCAAGGAAGTTGTGGAAGATAAAGGACCTAATAAATGGTCGGCCCGTTTCAAGAAATGGCACGATAGGTGGTTTAAAACTCGTGATGTGAACTTGGATGAAGCACTGCACGATAGTGTAATGTTTGACCAGGGTTCTTTCCATGTTGTTTCTGAAACCGATGTTGGTAGACGATGGCATGTTACCAAGACTAAGGAGGGCGATGCTCTCTGTACGTTGGAAGACATCCCGTCCGCTAACACCAATGCCCCCGATATGTCAAATCTGGGAGTGCCTTTCGATCAAGATGAGACTAGACCTAGTAAGGTGTTAGTCTTGAGCCGGTTCATGAAGAAACGTGGGTTACCCTACGTTGATGTTGGGCTTTTCTATCATCTGAAAAATGCTTGCTTAAATACTGTACCGTCGTGTCCACACATATGAAACTCAGTACTAAGGCCGATAAATATCTGAGCCAATTCCGTATTAGTCAATATGATGGACAATTGTTGTTGGAGGTTAAATTGTGGACTGTTTTGGCCGCTATGCTACCACTTAAATCTGAAATTCAAGCACTTAAATTACTAGGGAAGAGATCAGTATTTAGTGCAATGAACGATGTGGCTAGGTTTAAACGTAGTGGTCAAATAGTGGAGAAGCGGTGTGGTGGTTTGTTGCCTAATCGGTTGCACACCCTTAACCATGAATGAGAACGCGGCTTCCCTGCCATTTGTATGGCCCAGCGTATGAAAACCAGACCACCAGGTAGACCAAGGAGCTGGGTCAAATACACACCAACAGCATGTTTTATAAACAGACGGACATATCCATACGTTAGTTTTGCCCGTAGGGACCTACCGCAGGTGGCGTGGACTCATAATGGTTGTTTGTGTAATGAGGTGATAGCGTTGCAATACAGACACCAGGTTGAGACCCCTCCTGTTAAGGGCGAAATTAGTCTTGAACATTTCGATAGACTATTAAAAGATAATCCTGTGCAATTACATCCACTTAAAAGGTGGCAGGTTATCAATACCTATGAAGGACAATGGAAGCAAAAATATATAGCTGCTAAGGAAAAACTTGATTTATTTGGATGGAGTGATGACTACGCCAAAGTTAACATTTTCTGTAAGGACGACCGTGAATTGAATGCGCCTGAAAAAGCACCTCGGGCTATTCAATACCGTGACCCGTGTTTCATGCTAGAGCATGGCCGTTTTATCAAACCAATAGAAAAGTGGTTCTACTCATTAAGGGATGAGTACAACACACGTATTGTTGGCAAGGCAGATGGCTATACAATTGCAGCAGATCTCATGCAAAAAGCTGAGCATTTCAGTGACCCTGTGTTTTTGTTGTTGGATGCGAGCAAATTTGATAGTTGTGTGGATGTAAAGTGGTTGCAGTACACTCATGCATGCTACCAAAAGTTGTTTGTGGCTGGCAATCGTTGGTTACGCCGTCTATCCTCATTGACGTTAGTTAATAGGGGTAGATCAAAGCGTGGTATACGTTATAAGACGTGGGGCACTAGGATGAGCGGGGACATGGATACAGGACTGGGTAATTCTATTATCATGTGGACTTTATTAAAAGGATTTTTGAAACATATTCAGGTAGCCGGTAGTGTTTATGTCAATGGTGATGACTCAGTCGTCGTCATTGAACGCAAGCATTTATCTAGGGCCAAAAATATGGATTATTTTAAACTTTTAGGGTTTAACATGAAGTATGAAATCTCTGATAGTCTCGATCAGGTCGAGTTCTGCCAAGCTAGGTTAATGGAAACTGATTATGGTTTTACTATGGCACGTAACCCTGTTCGTGTTATAGGTAAAGCTGGATGGAGTACCAAACCTATGGGCAGTAGGAAAATGCGGGATCATGTGCACACTTTGGGTTTGTGCGAGCGGGCCGCAAGTTGGGGAGTGCCAATAGCTTCGGCTATGGCTACTGCGTTCATCGACTCGACCCCGACCGGCCGTTACAGACCAATGGCTCCCTGGTTAAATGATTATTACAACCAGATGCGTAAATGGTGGAAAAATGGTGTGCCTAAGATTTCGATTCAAACCCGCGTTAACTTTGAGATTGTTTGGGGCATCTCTGTATCAGAACAACTGGCTATAGAGAAATCAATGCGTGTCAAAATATTGTTGGAACCTACAGCAATACAACGATATCAGATGGACCTTCTTGTTGAGTAGGGTGGTGCATGTACCGAATGCGTGTACCATGGCTGATAAAGTGAAGAAACAAATCAAGGCGGGCAAGAAGCCCGAACTTCCTGCTAAAATGAAGAAGCAAGCTGGGAAAAATTTCCAGTCAACTATGCAGAATGCTGTTGCAGCTTCCGCCAAGAGACTTAATGGAATGATGCGGGCATCCAAGGAATTGTCCGTTGATGGGCAAGGATTTGTTCAACACATAATGAATCCTTGTGGCGAGCACACAATTCCAAATGCTCGCTGTACTGACGGTACTTTGTCCCAAAGTGCCGTTCAGACCCTTAGGGCCGAGGATTTTATCGTACCACCTTTTACAAACACTGCAACGGTGGGCGATACAACCAAGAATTGGACGTTGATAGAAATATCACCACCAACCTACACTGGTGTTAGCTTGTTTATAGCTAGTGCCAATGCGGCTCAACCTTCCATTGAGGAATGGCGTGTTATATTTTCGCAAATCAATTCAACTGGAGTGGCCAACTATCCTAGCTGGACCACCATTGGTGACCCGGCAAGTGCCAATTACTACGCTAGTTATTGGCGCTATGAGTCTGCCAATTTAATGTACGATCCCCAGACTAACCAGTCTACCTCGGTTGAGAGTTTTCGGTTTGTCGGTGATGGACTTGTTCTTCACCATAATTCACCAACATTGTGGGATCAGGGCGGTTTCGTGACAGGCCAGTTCCAGTGTGACACTGAATACTTTTCTGAACCTGGGGAGATTGCGACGTTGACTATTCAGTCTTCGGCAACTGCAGTCGCCACCAATCAGATCACTCTGACCAATTTTAATATTGGCATGACTTCCGACATTGCTCAGTTTTTGAGTGTCAATAACCTTCCCATAGCGAATGGTGCGACCAGCAGCCAGGCAACTATAGTTTATGGACAACCCTACAACATACGTAAGCCCGACGGAAACTTTTTAGTTAATGTCGGAGCTTCGGCCAACTTCAATTGGGCCATTAAGTATCAGTATGGTGCTAATCCTACTATATCCATAAGTACTCCTACAACTCAAGGAGGACCTTTGGTTTTGCCTGTTGACAATGTGCCATTAGTCAATACCTCAACGTATTCGACTACCGAACTTTTAGGTGCCACCCTGGCTAATGCCAGTGTTATCATTGACCTACCATCCTTGGATTGGTCCCGCATCGTGCAGGCGGATCCCAAGAGGGCGAGTGATTTAATGAAGGGGCACCTCGGTTTCTACTCAGTTCGGCGTTATTTCCAACCTAAGCTTTTGATGGCTCGTAGCAATACAAGTGGCAATATAAAGTTTAGTGTTCAAGGGATGGATCGTTTGGCAATTGTTCGCGCTAAAGGTGGTATACTCAATGATTTGATTGATGTAAACGGAGCAATCCGCATCTCAGTCATTCGTGGTATATCTTACGGGGCTCAACCTCAGGCCAAGGCTGATCGATTTATCGAATTGATGCCGGCCCCAGGTAGCATACTTGCTTCTGTGACGGAGGTGACCCCCGCGCGCGACGAGGATGCTGAAGAGGTCTTTAGATCTCTCCAGTCTCGTGGAGCTCATGCTTATGTTCCTGACGCTAATCTTCTTGGCGAAATGGCTGCTTTTCTGAGTGCAGTCATATCAAGGATACCC